TTAATGCATCGTCTGACTACCGGCCAGGCTCAACTCAGTTTGCAACGGTTGTACGCCCGTCAACGCGATTGATCGTGAATCTGGTTGGCTAACACCAACTGAGATTTCAAAGCGGTCGCTATCAATAAGGTTACGGCCTTGCGCATCAAACACTTCAAAGTCTTGCGGACGCAAATCAAACGTAATTGTTTGCTTAGCACCCTTACCCAAATAGACGCGCTTGAATCCCTTCAATTGGGCATTTGGCACCGCAAATTCTGATCCCAAATCCTTCACGTATACTTGAACAACTTCATCTGTGTCAAAATTACCCGTATTTTGAATCGTTGCCGTCACTGTTGCCGTATCTTCATATGACTTCACTTGCAAATCTGACAATTCGACTGATGAGTACGTCAAACCATAACCAAATGGATACAATGCCTCATCCGTCATGTAACGGTATGTGCGTCCTGCCATGTTGTAATCTTCAAACGCTGGCAAATTATCTACATTCTTGTAGAACGTAACAGGCAACTTTCCTGATGGACTTACCGCACCAAACAAGACATCCGCAACAGCCAAACCACCACGAGCACCTGGGTACCAAATTTGCATAATGGCGCGCAAGTTAGGGTGGTTCTCCAAACCATCCAATTGCAATGATGATCCTGAAGCCAACAGAACAACCACTGGCTTACCAACAGCTAGCAAACGCTCCAACAATTGACGTTGACGACCTGGCAATGACAAGTTTGGCTTATCACCAGCGCCCTGTGAGTTACCAGCATCCCCTTCTTCGCCTTCAATCGTTGAATCAAGTCCCAAGACTGCCACAACGACATCTGAGTGTTCAGCTGCAATAACCGCTTCTGACTCACGTTCATCCGCCTTAGCCAATGGTTCGGCAGCGTGGTCTTGGAACAATCCTGACCCAATGCTGTAGTGCACTCGCACATCATCACCAAGACGCTCTTGAATACCCTCCAAGATGGTATATGAACGTGATGGTGTACCGAAGTAGTTACCCAACAAAGCGATTTCTGAGTGCGCATTTGGCCCAACAACGGCAATCGCTTCCATCGTTTCCTTGTGAAGTGGCAAAACGCCATCATTCTTCAACAAAACAAATGACTTCTCAGCCGCAATTTCTGACAAGTTATTGTGTGCCTTTGTATCGTTCGCTTCGTACGGAATGGCATCGTACTCATTATCCGTTGCAAACATTCCTAGACGGACACGCGTTGCGTAGAGTGAAATAACTGCATTGGTAATTTCTTCTTCAGTCACCAACCCACGGTCCAACGCTTCATGCAAAGATTGTTCGATGTGACCAGCAACCAAGTTCAAGCCGGCCTTGATGGCCAATCCCATCGTTTCAGCCGCATCCTTTGTATACTTGTGGTTCTCATGCACATCTTCTGGCGCCATGTAATCTGAAACGACGTGCCCTTCAAATGACCACTTATCATGCAAAATGTCCTTCAACAACATTTCACTAACTGAAGCTGGTACGCCATCAACTGCGTTATACGCCGTCATGATGCTTTCAACATCGGCCTCTTCAACCGCTGCCTTGAAAGCTGGCAAGTACGTCTCGTACAAGTCCTTGTCTGATACGACTGCATCAAAGCCGTGACGCAAACCTTCCGGACCTGAGTGGACAGCGAAGTGCTTTGCCGTTGCAGCCAACTTCAAGTACTTAGCTTGCCCTTGCAATCCCTTGATGAATGCCACACCAAACTTTGACGTCAAGAATGGATCTTCACCATACGTTTCATGACCACGACCCCAACGTGGATCACGGAAAATATTCACGTTAGGTGACCAGAACGTCAATCCCTTGTAAATATCACGGTCATCATGCTTCGTAAATTCGTTATACTTTGCACGTCCTTCCGTTCCAATCACATCGGCAATTTCATTAATCAAGTGGTCATCAAACGTTGCCGCAAGCCCAATTGCTTGTGGGAAAACCGTCGCCACACCTGCACGTGCCACACCGTGCAACGCTTCATTCCAGTAGTTGTATTCCGGAATGTTCAAACGGTCAATGGCTGGTGCTTCATACTTAATTTGGCCGATCTTTTCATCAATCGTCATTTGGTCGACAATCGCCTTAGCTTGGCGACGGGCTTCTTCGTGTGTGAGTTGCTGGGTCATATCAATACTCCTAAACATAGATCATTTCAATTAATAGTAATTTTGAAAGCGCTTTCTAACACCGTTATTTATACCATGTGTTATGTTTTTCGACAAACTCCCTAAATGCTTACCAAATATGAATAGGACGATAAACGATATACAAGCAACATACCCTGAACATACGTTAATCGATTTTACTTTATTTGACTTGTGATACATTTCACACATTGTGAATGAACTATGCACAAAAATTGATTAACATAACCGTAATATTGAACCAACAAAAAAAGACAGCATCACGACCTAAATCGTAATGCTGTCTTTTAACAGTCTATTAAACTGATTTCAAATCTTAGTTAAGTAATAAATTACTTAGCGATAATATACACCGCCTAAACTGACAAATATCACTCAAATATCGTGCATAAAACGCCTTGTTTTGGCTATATATGTGCGATATATGCCCGCGAATTATTGGCGAGTGACCAAAGAGTGACCAAAGTGACCACAATAAAAAGCCCTACAAACTAGGTACAACAAGTTTGCAGGGCTTTAAATATGTATGCGACGATGGGAAGGAACCAAGTTCTGACTATAATAATAGCTTGCCACCGTTTATCAGGTAAAAACCTGTAGTTAAATATTACACCAGTTACACAGCAATAGCAACATTAAAGTAGCCAAAATTTTGGCAACTTCAATGGTGCATTAATACCAAGCAGTTCAAATTTATTTTTCACATTTGAATTTTGCTGGTTTCCATTGTAATACCTGCCCTTAGCATTTGCTAAGACATCGGCCAATTGGATTCCGTTGTCATACTGTGAATCTTCATACGAAACTGTGAACTTTGCCTTTGATTGTGCTGGATACTTGTTCCAAGAATACTGATGTTTGGCGCTCTTATTAAGGTAGCTTTCCAAACTATCATAATTTGGTAGCCTAGTTTTACTTTGATCATCAATATAAACATTCACAAAATCGAACCTATCAGCACACTTATTCCGTTTATCTTGAATGGCCGTCTCTACAAATCTTCGTAGCAAATAATTTTTGTGTAATTGAACAGCTCGTTTTGAACCAAAGTCTATCGACAAATCAGGAACATTTACTGCAACGAAAATTGGATGAAAATCGTCTGGAAACTTGTTTTTAATTCGACGAATGATATTCAACTTGGTTTTCTCATTCATCGTACTTCCCTTAACTTCATCGCGCGTGTGGAATATCTGATATCTCAAGACGCCATAAAAGTTCTTAATTTCGTTCATTTTTTCGAACGACGTCCAAAAGCCCGCATATAAAAATACCGGTCCTTTGGGGTAATTTGGGTGCAACTGCCCTGTGTCGTCAATATAAATCGCCATTGTCTCGCCCATACTTTTCCCCTATCAAAAATCTATTTAACTAATTTTAATACCACGTTATGTATTCAACAAGACGCAGAAAAAAGCCCATCCAAATTAAGTACATCGTACCTAGTCCAGACGGGCTTAATTTATATGTGGGCCAACTTGCGCATCTGTTTCAATGTCGCAAGTCGGACCAATTTAAAACTAGTTAGCAAATGCAGCCTTCAACCAGACCGACTCGCCATTCATCTCTACTTCAATTGATGATCCAACGCGTTGCAATACCTTGTACTTACCATTCAAAGTGAAGTATTCGGGAACTCCGTTGTTACCAAGGCCGTTTTGGTCCGCCAATGGGTTACCATGACGGTCGGTCAACGTTACTGATGCAGCCGGCATATCGTTGTGATAGTCTGCTACTGGAATAGCCATATCTTCATTACGTGCGTATACACCACCAAACTCGTATTGCCAGCTATCCAAGACAAACACGCCGTTGAATTCTGTCATGTTTTGGTGTGTGTTGGCATCCAAGATTTCGACGTTCTTCTTTGATACCCAAGAATAGATATCATCAAGCAACACACGGTCACCATCAACTTCTAACACCTTGTGTGGGACACCCTTGATGAAATCTGGGATAGTTTCACCAGTCGCATAGTGCGTAGCGCTGAAGTTAACCTTTACGGTCATTCCCGCTGCAATATCTGACTTTGGAGTGTTGTCGGCTTCCTTACCGGCATTCACAGCTGGCGTGTCCGTGTTTGGCTTGCTAGGATTACCGTTCTTGTATCCATTATCAGTAACACCGCTTAAGTCAACGTTACCGTCCAAACCACCGGCAACATAAGTTGATGTGAATTGAAATAGTCCAACGTTATCAAACGATGGGAAATAGTTATAGTTTGGCTCTGGCGTCACTTCGTAGTTTGGGTATTCAGCAAGCCAAAGCTCGTATGACTTAGCAATACGTTGCAAGTCTGTAGATGCTTGCAAGTAGTTCTTGTACCCATAAACCATTGGTGTGTACCCAGCATCCTTGATACGTTGCAAGGCGTGCATGATTACGTCAGTGTTCTGTCCGCCACTCTCAACGTCAAGTGCAACGATTGAACCCTTTGGCGTCTGCACCTTTGGCAGGAAGTAGTCCAATACCTTATCAGCCGTCGCATAATCAGTGATATCTTGCCACCACATATACGTGTGAGCACGCTTGCCCTGAGCAATTGCGTATTGGACTTGCGTGGCATAAGTAGATTGATCATAGATATACCCGTGATAACCACCAATTTGCGCGATTGCGAACTTATCATGACCATATCCAAACTTACCTTGCGAGCCTTGGTAGACTGACCAATCAACACCCTGGTCGCCTTTGGCAGCATGTACTGATGGTACTGATCCCATAATTAAAAGCGCCCCAGCCGAAGCCAAAGCGCTTTTTAGCAATTTATTCATATGATTATTCCTCCGTTGTTGATTCTGAAGGTGTTGTCGTTACCTGAGATTCTGCTGAGCTTACTGGTGCCACTGAACTTACTGGTTCTGCTGAGCTTACTGAAGCCTCTACTGATGAACTTGCAACCGTAGCTTCTGAGCTTGTTACTGAATCATCTGCTGAACTTACTGGAGCTTCTGTTGCTGAACTTGCTGGTAGCCCTTCAGGAACCTCAATGATTGGGTCTGGCACATAGATTTCTGCCCCAGCCACCATATTTTTAATCTTAGCCAAGCCAAGACGTTCCCAGTCCTTCGTGTTGTCAGTCAACTTGATTCCATCGGATTGCCCTAACGTAATCTGTCCGCCTAAGTATTGGCTGAAGTCTTCTGAGTTACGGATTGAATAAGGCAAGATTACCTGTGATAGTTCAATTCCCATTGGCCCATTTTCTGGTTGAATTTGCGGTACGTTAAAACTTACTGTTACTGTCATTATTTTTGTCCTTTCATGATGCTGTTAAATGTTGGCAGATACCCAAGTCTTACCATCGGTTGTCTTCTGGAATCCGCTTGAAGTAACTCTTATCCCATAATTGCCTGCCAATATGGTAGTTGATGCAAGAGTTGTATTTCCAGTGAACGTCTTGTCACCTGCAATAGTTTCGTTTTCGGTCTTGTGTACAACGTTAGCGTCATTAGCAAGTTCAATCCACGAAGACCACGTAGCTGGATCACCACCTAGAGTTCTAATAAATACTTTATTATTAGTATCAGTCAACGTCTGTGTTGAAGTGTTTTGGTTTATCTTCTCAATCTCTAATGTAGCATAAGTACTAGCACCACTAGGGTAATTCACAAGGTTATTAGCGCCATTGACAGCGTGTGAACCTGCCTCACTATATTTGTTGACATCATCACCGTCAACAAGAGGTCGTACTTGCATAGGTAGATTCCACCAAGGACTTTGGCTTAGATCTCCTGATACGCTAATGATATTATCAGATATAGATGACAAGATAGGTGTCAAGTTTCCATTACCGTTCTGACTAGGGTCTTGGTTAAAATTAGAATCGCTAATTGAAACAAGCCTACCGGGTTTACTGATTTCATCGTTTGAATAATAGATTACAAATGGATGCCCCGGATCTACACTGTCGTTGAAGAACTCTGTATTCCACATTGACAGCATGTTTGTTACGGTTAACGAAACGTCAGCGTCGAGTACAAATCCATACTTCATCGTATCATTGTAATAGTTATTTATGTGCGTGTCGTTTGCAGCGGACTCTAGATACAACCCTACACCCTTCTTAACAATGTCAGGAATATCGTTCCAAGGGTGGAATCCGTTAATGTAGTTGTCCCAGCCATATAGTTTCATTCCAATTTCTAGGTTGATTGTTTCTAGATTATTGTAAAAGCTATCCCTACCTCCGTACACACCAATACTTTTATCTTGGTAAGACGTATTATGCATTGTAATGTCATGCATGTGTACATAACCATATGTGTCGCCATCGGTAGTCTTTTTGTCAACCGAAATACCGATTTTGTTAGACGCAATGTCTTTAATGTTAAACCCAACAGGCGTGAACACTGCGTTGTTGGTAACTAATATTCCACCAGATAGATTATTAAGGTCGATCTCGCCAATCCCACCACCTGAAATTCCTGATGTCGCCTTGACGACAATGGCATAATCCATAGAAGCATCAGCAATTAGCTTACCTGTCAATTCAATCTGAACAGAATTGTTAATCTGAAGCGGGCTTGTAATCCTAAAGTCTCCGCTAAGGCTAACACTTCTATTCTTCCAATCGTCCAGCATAGTTTGAATTGCTTTAGTGTCATCCGCCTTACCATCACCAATAGCGCCATATTCATAAGGAGATATTAAGTCGCTTTTAGGTCCTTGAGGTCCTTGAGGTCCTTGAGGTCCTTGAGGCCCTTGAGGTCCAGTATCACCTTTAGGTCCTTGAGGACCTTTGATATTTCCAAGTACATCTCCAACTCCAAAGGTTCCACCGCCTCCACCATCACCAACATTTACAGTATTAATCTGAAAAATGTTACCAGAGTAATTGATTACGGTATCACCAATTTTGGGAGGATTATCAATGGTCACTGCTGGGCTTAAATCAGACCACCAATGACCTGAACTATTCGGTTCATAATACTCGGCACTACTTTTAAAAATCTGCTTGCCACGTTCACCCTGTGGTCCAATATCACCCTTAGGACCTTGTGGTCCACCAGGGTCACCCTTATCGCCCTTAGGACCAGTAGGCCCTTGTGGTCCCATAGGTCCTTGGATACCTTGAGGTCCCTGTGGACCAGTATCTCCCTTGTCACCCTTGTCACCCTTGTCACCCTTGGTAATTGTCCTTCTGTATTCAGCAATCTTTTCATCAACTGAACGCAACACAGTGTCAAAGGTTATTTGCGGGACTAACTTTCCTTGTGTGCTATGAAGGTTCTTACCCACCCTAAAGTCGATTGTGCCCTGTGAGGGATATACCTCAATATCACCGTCTCCGTTGGTAACAGATACTTCCATGTGATACGTGTCAGGCGTTAATTGCTTTAATTGTTCATTGGAGAAATCCAACGAAATCACGTTACCATCAATCACAGCTGGTACATCGAATAGGTAGCCAGAATCATTGGCAATCGTGAACGACACAGTCTTACCAGTGACGTCTTGTGGCAACCCCTCATTCCAAAGCCGGAAATCAAAGACTGTTGATGTATCGGCCACCTTGTTCAGGGTATCGCCCAGAATCTTTACTGTTTTCATTCCATCGTTCCTTTCTTCATCTCTTGGACAGCCCATTCGATTGCTTCATCAATCTGCTTAGCAGTGAATAAATGTGCCTTGTCAGCCTTCATCAGATAATCTGTAATCATCTTGATTGCTTGAGCCTTTTGAGTTTGGCCACCGTCAAAGGTCACCTCGGCCCAGTTCACTGCAGCTTCTGCGATACCTAACAAGGCTGTGAGCCTCTTATTGCGGGCAAATCGTGCTGATAGCCAACCAATGGCCAAAATTAAAAGCGCTGGAGTAATACCTGATTGCCATAGCACTTCTGCAATTGTTATTAAGTTATTCATTGTCATCGTGATGTTCCCTCCAATCCTCAATTATGGAAATACGCTTCTCATGGTCATCAATGCGGGTATCATAAGATTTCAAGGTGTCCTGCAAGCCGGCAATTGTCTTATTCAAACTGTCGATTGATTTAACAAAGGTCATCTTGATTACGAACCACATTGCGGCACTTAGGGTTGCCAGAACTGTGAGCCAGCCCGCTAAGTCGTGTGGAAAAAATCCCATATCATATGCCTTTCTTTTTCGGTTATCCTGGCCAAACGTCACTAGTCGTGTATGTCACCGATGAAACAATGTAATTTGAACTAGTAATAATGCCAGCTGTTGCACGGTACGTGAATGACATTTTCTTTGAAGAGTAATCATAAATGCAACGCCCGAACCCGACAGCACTGCTGTACTCGATTATTACTGATTGGGACCAATCATCTGGTGCAAATCCAGATGGTACGGTGACGTTGAATAATTCAGAGGCATAATTTGGGGTTGAAGAACTTGTCCAGTTAGTGCCTGTGTAGTTACCTGAAATCTCAACGTGCACAGCGTTACCCGTCCTTCTGAATTTAAATTTCATACCATTTGTACCGCTTACTTCACTGGTTATAACTGGGGTTGCTACGGGAATTGAAACGTTACCAGAACCATCAATCGAAGCTGACCCTGAAACCGTACCAGTCAGTGATAGAGTGCGCGCCGTTTGCCACTTTGTAGACGTTGTGGCATTTCCAGATAGATTACCAACAATACCCTTGTCGAACGTAGCTGTTTCAGTGAAGTGATTTGCAACATTTAGCAAAGCTACCTGCTTGGAATCAATTTGCCCTGCCAGATTCTCAACTGACGTCTTCAAAGTTTCGTAAGCAAGTTGTTGCGCCTTGATATTGTCATTCAAACCACTGATACGTGAGTTTGCTTCATCAACAGCCTTTTGTACTGAATCGATGTAATCCTTTGAAGCATTAGCCGTGAACAGAATGTTGTTAGCCAACACCGTGAACGTTACTGGGATTGAGCTGATAACCGTACCAGCGCCGTCTTGAATACTGATGTAAGCCTCTTCAATGTCCCCAGCAGATTGATACATCTCTCCAGGGATTAGCATAGAGAACAACCCACCAGTGGCTGAAATCATGTCGTGAACCCCAGAAATTTGCTTAACCTTACCTGCTGAATCCTTTGCCGTAAGAACAACGTTTTGACCGTCTAAATTGTGTGGCAAATTGCCGTCCTTGATAGCAAAGTAAACGATACGTCCATTGTCACCCTGTCGTCCTGATAGTGAGTCAATCAGCGTCACATCTGTTGTATCTAGCAGCGTGTTAACTACGGCATAGCGACCCTGTGATTGTGCTTGTGTAGCCATATTTTCTTAATTCCTTTCGATTAAACCGTTGAGAACCATAATCTCAACCATGTTTTGCAATGTATTTTCCATAGTGACCAAGTGGCCATTGAAATCATCATAAGATTCCCCCAAACCGCTTAGATCGCTGCCCCAGTATTCATGTCCTTTGGCCTGTATGCCCTCCATATCGACAAAATGATACTCATTGAAGATGTCCACCAGTCGATTGAGGTTGTTTTTGAGCAAAATTAAAGCACTCCCAATATTTGAGAATGCTTGCTCGTTGTATTCTGAAATGTTCAGCGTCTTCATTGGCATAGGCATATCTGTAATCATGCCAACATCATAAAATGCTTGGTAAATCTGTTGTGCTGTATCATCAGCTCCAGAAATACGCTCAGGTAAATCCAATATCATTTACTTCACCACCTTTGTTGTCAGTGTTCCCTTATCATCAACTACCAGTTGATACTTGGTGCCATCGGGACTTGTCAATACCACTGTGCTCAAGTCAGGCTTACCTGCGATAGCTTGCCAATGGGTGTAGGCATAAGCCTTATTTCCATCAGGATCAGCATATTGTACGATTGGCGTGCTCTTAGGTGTCTCTGGTTCTGGGTCTGGCTTAGGTTCTGGTGTAACACGGTCTGACTTAGCATAGGCTTGCCATGCTTTGACGTCACCATAGAACTTGTCCAAATCCAGATTGCCATCATAGCCGCTTAGGCGCCCCGTTGAAGCGTATTGGAATATTGCTGGTCCACTCCATGAACCATAACCCTTAGCGTCCGTCCATGGATCATCTTGGTACCCAGTGGGGGTTGAATCTGCATATTGGGCGACCCAGAGACCATAATTGGCACTCACCGTTGACCAGTCATAACTGCTTGTGACTGACTTGCTCATGTAAATTAATGGCCTAATTCCAGTTTGTTGGTACACGTAATCCAAAAAGGCCTTAGCATAACCAACACCTTGCGTTACAACAGCACCTTCCCAGTCCAATACCAAGATTGCTTCTCCAAGGTAGCCCTGAACGTTGCTAAGGAAGAACTTGGCCTCTTCCACAGCACCATCACCAGTTGCAAAGTGGTACACACCTAACAATCTACCAGCTGACTTAGCGCCTTGATACTGGGTATCAGCTTCGGGTGACACATAGGTGGTTCCCTCAGTGGCCTTTATGATGACGAAATCAGCTGGTACTGCGCTTAGGTTAATACCAGCCTGCCAATTGCTTATGTCGATTCCATTTAACGTCATTAGCTGTCTACCTTTCCGATAACCCACATGTTACCTGTTGTCTCTGTGTTCTTTTTTGCCGTGTTGACTGCTGATTGTTGTACCTTTTGGGCGTCCAAATAATTCTTGCGGGTGTTGTTCAAAGTAATCTGTACCGCTGTTGTCGCAAACGGTGCTCTTACAATGCTGACCACTTCAACGGAAGTCTGGAACCCGTTATCAATCATCTGTACTGTCCAATTTTCACCCAAAGCAACGTCTTCATTCCCAGCTGATGTAACTGTCATAGCCAACGATGGCTCCAATGCAAACGATTGGGAAGCCAAGTTCTTCATGGCGTCTGTTGAGGTAATCTTGTCGCTTTCAACACGGGCACCCTCTTTGATACCCCACTTAGCAACTGAATCTGCATCCTGTACTTTGAAGGGTGAGAATGCTGGTTGTTCCATGGTTGATACAGCTTGCACGGTATTCACAATGCTGGTTGCGTCATACTGTAGTTGTACTGCGGCAGTATCGTTACGATACCTGAATACCTTACGAGTATTGGTCACATATGAATCCTTGTCGTACAAATGGATCACCTTGTTATCAGGTACGATGGCATATATCCCAAATGCACCCTTGATTGTTGACAACCCTTCGATAATTGACGTGTTACCGAAATCTGTTAGCGTCTTGTTACTGTCGAACTTACCATGAATCTGATATGAGTAGCCATCACCAATATCCGTGAGCAGAAAATTCAAGGCGTCTGTCAGACTGAATGTATTATCACCCTGTCTAACGTTGTACTGGAACCGATTGTTGAGCTGGTAAAAGATGTGCGTTGCCGTAACTGTTACGTTGTGAACGCCACCTGTGTTATCATCAGTCGCCTGTTTAATCACGTAGGTTTGACCGTCATATTGCACCAGATTCTCTACTTGCAACAACGCAAATCCCAGTGAACCATCGTCATACGCTTGAAAATCAACTTGGTAAGCTTCATTCTTCGTACGGGTAATTTGAAACGTGCTGAAATTCAATGAGGATAACGCCTGTGTGGACTTGCCGTCCCTCGATTGAATAACAACCTTGTCTTTGCTGTAATCCATTTAGAAGTACAAAAATGGGAAGCTGAAGGTAACATTGGCATTGCTTAGTCCACTTAAACGAATGTCATTATCTCCACGTTCCAACTCGATATGTCCAAAGTCCGTGTCTACGTTAGTTGAACCATTTAACGTTGGTACCACGCCATTTAACACAAACGTGTCTCCACTGCCCATCGCCTTATTCAGCGTGATACTGGTGCCATTTGTCTGATTGGCCAAAGTAAATGCACCCGAACCCGTTACTGTAATCACTAAATCATGGTGGTTAACGTATGGGTCAATGGCTACATCTGAAGGGTTGTAAATGTTGAACTGATTACTGGTACCAACATAGCTCAACGGCCTGGCTGGTAGATTCATACCGAACCCCAAACTGTCTAAGTCATCAGGTAACTTATCTGACCTGACCAAACTCTGTGCCATACCACTTGGATTGGTAAACGCAAGGTCTACCGTCCCTTGTGATGAAGCTTGAATCGGTGTGATGTCAGTTGGGTTAGCCATTACCCAAAACGCCTTATATGGCTCCTGTGAGCTTCTGAGACGTATTAGGCCACGTTGGTAAAAGACACGGTTTAACTCTGCCTTAAGCAACCGGAAATCAGCCATGTTGCGCCCCTTAATAAACAATGACACGGTGACTTGATTAGATCCATAAGTGGCATTCTGTAACCGTTGGCCGTCTGAGCCGGCTATGGTTAGCCAGTCACCTGTTAATTGGGGTGCTGATGACTTCATATCTAGAAACTTCACAGATGGAAGTCTGGCCGTCAAGTCATATTCTTGACCACCGTAGGGCTGTACGAATAGTTTCATACGGGAATTCCTTTCGTTATATTGATTGATAATTGTGCGTCGTTTGAGCCATGCCCATCTGGTTCATCAAGTTAGGTAAATTGATACCACCTTGTGACTGCATTGCCTTGAGTTGGTCTTGATTAACGCCAAGCATGAGTGACAATAGTGCGATTACGTTGTCGAACTTTTGCTCCAACTGTGCTGTATCAGACTTAACCACAACCTGTTGTCCTTGTGCGCCATTGATACGTTGGTTAGCTTCTGCAAGTAATTGGTTGGCTCGTATCTTCTTAGCTGGGTCAAGTGGAATGATAATCTCAGGCATGTTTCGCTCTGCCACTTCATAGAAACCGTGTTGAGAGACAATGCCACCCTGAGCATAACCATGACCTTCACCAAGTCCCGCTAAGTTTGACCCGTAACGGTTCTTGGCATAAGCCAAAGCAGCCAGCAAATTATCGTAACCGTTAAAAATGTTCTTATGTCCTGGGAAGGCAAACGCGTTGAACGTTGCAGAAATCGTCTGCATAAGTCCCTTAGCCAAATCACCCGTAATCGTGTTGATGTCAGTGTAGCCACCTTGGACTGCCTTTTCGTTACCACCTGACTCGGTCTGAATTTGACGAAGAACCTTGTTTACCATAGATTCAGACGTTGACAAACCATTCTTATCAAGCGCCTTAATAACCAAGTCCTTCCAACGCTGTACACCAGACCCAGCCGGAGCAGATGCTCCCTCGTCATCATGCTTCTTTTTCAAAGACTTGAATAGGTTAACAATTGGGTCTGCGATACCTTGAACCAACCCATTGGCCATAGCTGGTGCAATGTTAGTCACCAGAGGGCTTCCTGCGATACCTGAGACCGCCTTGTTCATAATGTTACCCAACGCCTTAATTGGGTGTGAGATGAACTCCGTCAGCTTTTCCCACTTGTCCTTGATCCAGCCAACTGCTGTGTCTAACCAGTTGTCGGTTCCCTTAGCAAAGTGTGGCAAAGCATGTGCAGGGATAACAGTTTCACCACCACTGAAGTTAACGAGTCGATTACGTCCTTCAAGTACGGTAGCTTTACCAGAGTTATCAATGATTGCTTCTTTGTAGTGTTCACCTGGAGCGTCATTAACGATTGCCAACCCCTTAGGCGCACCCTTTGTACCATTAGCAAACTTTGGAATCTTACCGATGGCTTCCTTCTTACCACCAAACGTATGGATAACTGTGTTGATACCACCGATACCATTGTTGATGACACCGATAACGTTATTGATACCATCACGGGCAAAGTCCTTCAAGCCATTCCACATATCGGACCAGAATCCTGATACCCTATCCTTAATACGTCCAAATAAATTCCAGACTGAACTACCGAAGTTCTCAATGCCGTGCTTAATAGAACCAGCCTTCTTACCAAAGATTGACTCTACATAGTCCCACAGTGCATTCCAGATACCCCGAACGTCTTTACCAAGATTTCCCCAGTTTCCTGTAAAGAAATCAGTAAACAGTCTCAATCCCTTCTTGTAGACATTGACGTACTTATCGAATACGTTCCCAACGTAACTCCATGTTGAGTTCCATGCTTTACCAATGCCATCAGTGAACGAATGCCAGCCTTTACTGAAGCTACGACTGAATGAGTTGTAACCCTTGGTTACTGACTTCCACGCATTACCAAACCACTTCGTAATTCCTTCAAAGAATTGCTTAGCAGACTTCACCAATCCGTCTACGAATTGTCGGAACTTCTTATTGTGCTTATACAGTAGTACGAACCCTGCCACCAAAGCTGTGATTGCCACGATCAACAATCCTATTGGGTTGGCTTTCATTGCTAAATTCATAGCCTTTTGAGCCAAAGTTTGAGCCTTCATCGCAGCGGTCATTACCTTTGACTTAGCTGAAGCAACCGTCTGGGCCAAGCTAAAGTCTTTTATTTTCCGAGTCAACGAAGCAACATTTTCACGTGTATCAGATATGAAGCTTCCCAAGGCCTTAGCTTTTTCGACACCCTTTAGTACAGCAAAAGTGCCTTTTAGGGCAACGTTAAGCCCCAAGTACATCTCTGCCATAAGCTTAACGTCTTTAGGGTGCTTTGAAGCGAAAGCTCCGAACTTTTCAAGAAACGGTAAAGCAGTTTTTATGGCGTCACCGGTAAGTTTGAAACCTGCACCACCAATGTTTTTGACCATCTCAAAGAAGTTCTTGATGGCTTTTGAATGTGTGCTAACAAAATTACCAAGCTTCTCAATCTGGTCAGCTGTGCCATTAGCAATATCAGCAATGGGATTCTTTGTACCCTTGAAGGTCTTACTGAAAGCATTGGAAATGGTGTTGACCGCTTTATTAGCTGAGTCACCAACGTGGTCAAAGGCCGTTTCTACTTCCTTCCCGTCAAGTGACTTAGACATGTTCTTCAAAAAGTCGTTATTGGACTTGAAAAAACCGCTCGTTATCTTACCTGATAAGCTCTTGTATTTCTCTTCCAAGTGATTACTGAAGCCATCAAGGGTTGTGTAGTAATTATCCAACCCATGCGGCTTGGCATCTGACATCGTCTCAATAGCCTTTGAAAGATCAGCCATCGATAGCTTTCCATCAGTAGCTAATTTGTTAATCTCATCTCGGCTTTTACCCATGCTAGTTGCTAACGCAGCATTAAATCCTGGCAAGGACTTTTCCATCTTAGTAAGTGAACCGGTTGTGATTTGACCTGAAGCATTTACCTGTGAGAACTTTTTAATAATACCTTGCAGAGACTCATCAGATTGCCCCGTAGCACGCCCCAAGTTAACAAATGCGTCGGACAGGGTCTTTGCACCATCGGCGCTTTTAGTAAGTCCATAAGTCTTTTTGGTCAACAACGAAACGGTATCGGTAGCATAGCCCGATTCTTCTTTCAATGCCTTAACGTTGCCAATCAAAGCCTTGCTCAACTTGTCATCACCATTAGTGAAATTGTCCATTGACACAGACAAGGATTGCATTTCTTTGTTGTATTCAACACCAGCATTCATAGCACCAGTAAACTTACTTTTAATGTCGCTCAGTGTACTAGTTATTCCAGTGGCTACAATATTCCCCATAAGGACACTTTTAAATCGTCTGTGTGTACTTGATAGTACGTCATTCAGATTTTTGAGTTGTGCCTTAGTCGAAGTAATACCACTAACATCAGGCTTTATCTCCGTATGATTTAAGGCCTTTATTTTGTTAGTGGCTTCAGCAATCTTAGCTCCAGTTTGCTCGACTCGTAACTCTTGTAGCTTATAGGCTTTAGAGTTCTTATCTCCTGAAGCACCTAACTTTTCAAGCTCGTTCTTTTGAATCTCTAAAATCTTAGTGTACTTGGACTGCACTGATGAAAGACCATCAATTTGAGCTTTATTGGCTTCCTCGGTCTTTCCTTCAGCTTCTAACCTTTTAACACGCGCGTTTGTTAGATCATTTGAGCGTTTAATTTCATCATTCAGCTCTGCTAATCCACTTTTTTGGTAATCATAATACTTTTGAGCCTTTTCGGTTTGAGCATTCAATGACGCAAGCTTAGTTTCTGCCTGTGTTATCTGTGAAGCATACTTTTGATAGGTAGCCTCACCGGCTTCAGTTGAACGGTTAACTTCTGATTGCTCTTGTCGCAACTTCTGAAGCACATCTTTTTGCGCTTCAACTGATTGTGATAGCCCTTTGTACTTAACTTCACTGGCGCCAAGTACATCACCCGAAGACTTAAGCTGGGACTCCATTTGCTTCCACTCGTTGGTGGAGTCCTTAACAGCTGACTTCAATTGGCTAAGTGATTCCGCGGCCTTATTGGTATTCAAGCCAATCTCTGTCGACATTAAGCCAGCTACTTTTTCTTTTGCCATGTGTTACCTCCTTTCTTTTTATCCAAGTGACTGATACAGGTTCATCATGGCGTCTGGGTTCTGCATTTTGTCGTCTTCAGAAGCGTTCATGATTTCCATCAACTCAGCATAATCAGACTCCTCAATTTCATCTAAGCTCCAGTGCAGATTCTGCATGGTATCTTTTTCAAACATTCTTAAATCAGCCAAATGATTCGTATAGGTCATAACACGTTCAATTGGGGTTACTCTAAACCCTCATCGTCATCATCTTCTGATTCTGTCAAAGCCTTCTCAATTTCTGATTCTGACATGCCCATTAAACGCATATTCAAGCGTTGTGCAATAGTCATAACGTCTTCTTGGGATAGCTCTTCAAGTGCTTCAATCTCAGCTGGCTTAAGCTTCAACATGTCGACAACGTATTCTGTTAAGTTGTCCAGTGCGCCCAGTACAGCTTGTAGTGATTCAACCCCTGCGTCCTCTTGCATAGAATCTTCCAACGTAGCCATCTTCAATTGAATGGCATATGTCTTCTTTAAATTCTTAACACTGGCTTTTACTTCAAAGGGTGCCTTACGCAATTCCTTAAATGAAATTTTCATCGTTATATCCTTTCTTGGGTACAAAAAAAGGAGCTAACCTGATTATTCAAGTTAACCCCCGTTCATATCGGGCTTCTCACCCCGTTTGAGCCTCTTTATTGTCGTGGCTGTAAGACAATTGGGACGACCTTATACGCCGCTGGGTGTGGCAGGTGCCGGAGCAACCGTAGTACCAAATACATCAGCTTGCATAGCTGCCTTGTCAAACTTTGCATCAACGTCTGAGTAAACCTTCATGGCCTCGTTATTCCATGCTTCAACACCGAATGATGTGAACGTCAAAGCATCGTCAACACGTACTTCGTTATTAGTGTCAGTTTGCAAGTTGGCTGCAGTCTCTTGTACCTCACCATTAGCAAATCCGAACCAAATTGAGTTCGTACGCTTAATGTTTTGGGTTTCAATCGTCATAGCAACTCGTGGGCGGTCACCTTGTAGGAATCCACCCTTACCATCAGAGATACGACCCAACAACTTTTGCTTGATGTCGAATGGTAGATCATTAAAGTCCAAAGCGACTGATGGCTCACCCTTAGTTTGTGTTTGATCAACCTTAGAGTTGTTACCATATACAGGCGTACCATTAGCTGAAATGTTAGTAATGTTGGCTGACTTAGCACCAAGCATCTTCGTGGTTACGGGGAATAGACCGTCTGCTGACAATCCTGCATCACCCTTCAATAGTTCTCCAGTTTCCTTATCACGCAATGCCAACGTGATAAGCTTCAATCCTGCAATTGCCATATGTTAATTCCTTTCAATAAAAAATGAGCCAACCGTTATTGGTTAAGCTCATCAAGTGTTAGTGTCTTGTTTACTTCGATGTTTTTAATCATCTGTTGCCCATCGGTTTGGCTTATATCCAAGTACCGTGGCTGACTATCCGTAATGTTCCAGTAGGCGCTCCCTAAAGCCTTGTACAGCGTTATCTCTTTACCAATAAGGTTCTCTTCATCAAGACCGTAGAATACCTGCAAACGGTATCCAAAAGCCATCTCGTTGAATGTGTTACCACCAAATGTCGTGATGTCTGAGTTGCTCTCAGTAATCAGCACTTGGGTGACATTCTTATTGTTGATGACTTCCTCAGGGATCGCGTAGAAGTATACCTGCCAATCGGGGAACACTGAATGAACCACGTTATCGATTTCTTCCACTGGTGTCATTGGTTATTCCTCCTATCGATAATCTTCTTGTATACTTCTGCCTGAGCTTCAACAATCTTAGCCTGCAACTGTGAGTCGTTACGTAGGTTATCGATTGCATGGTCACCGTTGATAGCAACTTGGCCACCCTTCTTATACTTACGTCCTTTTGCGGTATACATTGGAAACTTCGTACCATTCTCAATGAAATTAGCAATATAAGCCTTATCCTTTGAGAACCCAACTGTTGAGCTACCATTCTTCATGCCGTCTACATTGGTGTTCTGTGCAATAACTGAATCAGCCAAGTGTGGGTCTTTACCAGTCTGCCTGTGTCGGTAGTGGTTAGCCCGATATTCTGATTCAAGCTCCTTAGCAAACACATCAGCGCCTGCCTTAGTAACCTTTTGCTTATCCTCAACCGTCATCTGTGTTGATACTGCTTCAGCGTCTTCAATAAAGGCGTTCAGAATGTCCTCAAGTGATTGTTCTGCCATACCTATGCCCTCCGCTTCAATGTAACGAAGTCATACGCAATAATGGAATTAGACTCATCAGGGCTGTATTGCACAATGTCGTACATCACGTCGTCAATCTGAGCAACCTTGATACCTTCCACAGCGGTGTTATGGCGTACCACAATGACCTTAGTGTTATCCAATGGAGTACCTTGAATTTGATACTGTTGATTTAACGTGCGGGTCTTGGGTGCATACCACAGACTGAACTGTTTTACGAAGGTCTTTTTGATTGATCCATTATTTGGATTCTGCTTTGATTCCACAGTACCAAACGCGACCTTACGATTGAAATCAGCTGCCTTCATGTTGTTCCTCCCATTCTGCATACTTACCACGCAATTGGCCAACAATTGAGTTGACAGTGGCGTCCATTGTTACCGCCTTAGCTTCAGTCATACTGATGCGGTACGTGTATAACGTGCCGGCATAGGCATAGACAGCAGTTTCGTAACGGTCAACAACAGCAGGTTGAGCATAGAAATTGCCATCCGTTCCAATTGCATCCTTGATGTAATTTTCAGCTGCAGACAAGTAGCCATTGATAATTGCGTCATCGTCTGCAATATCAACGCGCATTAGTGTCTTGAATTGTTCAATATTGACCGTCATTTAACTCACCTGCCTATTAATCTTACGCTCCGGCTGAAGCAGCTTGTTGAACAGTCTTTGCAGGTTGGTCAGCAATAGCCGTGAATGAACCAGCCACAAATGCATCGGCATCGGTTGTCTTAACATCAAAGCGATCAATAACACGTAGCTTCGTCAAGTCCTTTTCAAAGGCACCGCCACCGATGTTAGTTGACAACAATGACATATTTTCACGGTCAAACAACGTTACAGCTTG